GGGGGTAGGGGTTAATGTTCCGTAAGTTCCTGTTTTGTATGGAATTTGTGGGGAAAATGCGTGTAGAAAGGGGGTATATGGGTGTCAGGTAAAATTTTTTGCAAAAAATTTAGCATTTCTAGTGTATTTCTTATTGACTTTCCCCAATTATTGTGATACAATAGGACTTGTTATAAAGGATTGCGAGTCGAGGGACTGACTAAAGGTGAACACGAGCAATCCATACATCGAAGTGATGCGTTAAAGGGGATATTGTAAGGGAATATTGTAGTGTCAATCTCTACACCCCCCTTTTGAGGGGGGGGTGTAGAGAAGAGGTGATAGGGGAGACGGCGCGAAGACGAAGTTGTGATGAAACGGGGGCTATTGTCCCTGCATTTTGAGGTACATTTGATGCATATCACTCAGGAAAACCTTCCTAGAATCATGGGTTTAGTGAAAACCCTACCTGAGGATCAGCAGAGAGAGTTTTATGGGCTTCTTGAGGAGTATGAGAAGGCCAAGACGAAGGAATTGTCTCAAGAGAGTTTCATTTCGTTCGTGCATAGGGTGTGGCCCGGTTTCATTTCGGGTCGGCATCACAAGATCATGGGTCAGAAGTTTGAGGAAATCGCTTCTGGCAAACTCAAGAGGCTGATCATTTGTATGCCACCCCGGCATACCAAGTCTGAGTTCGGGTCTTTTCTGTTTCCCGCGTGGTTCTTGGGCAAGTTCCCCCAGAAGAAGGTGATTCAGTCTTCTCATACTGCGGAACTGGCGGTAGGGTTCGGGCGTAAGGTCCGTAACTTGGTGGATTCGGAGGATTACCGGGCTGTATTCCCTGATACATCCCTTCGGGCGGACTCCAAGGCGGCAGGTAGGTGGAGTACCTCCAAGGGGGGTGATTATTTCGCCATTGGTATCGGGGGTGCTGTCACCGGTAAGGGTGCGGATCTTCTGATCATCGATGACCCCCATGATGAACAGGAGGGTCAGTCTTCGGATCCTGCCGTGTTTGACCATGCGTATGAGTGGTACACCTCCGGACCCCGCCAGCGTCTTCAGCCCGGTGGGGCGATTGTGGTGATCTGTACCCGTTGGTCGAAGCGGGATCTGGTAGGGCAGGTTCTCAAAGCCTCCGCCCAGAGAGGCGGGGATGAATGGGAGGTCATTGAGTTCCCGGCAATCCTTCCTTCTGGCAAACCCCTGTGGCCTGAGTTCTGGCCCTTAGAGGAACTGGAGGCTATCCGGGAAGAAATCCCTACCCATAAATGGCAGGCCCAGTACCAGCAGAATCCCACCTCCGAAGAGGGCGCACTGATTAAACGGGACTGGTGGAAGGTCTGGGAGCAAGACAGACCCCCGCAGTGTCAGTTTTTGATCCAGTCATGGGATACCGCGTTCCTGAAGAAGGAGCGATCAGACTACTCAGCCTGTACCACTTGGGGTGTTTTCTACCACCCAGACGGGTCTGGGGCGATGCAGTCGAACATCATTCTTATGGATGCCCATAAGGAGAAGATGGAGTTCCCCACCCTCAAGAAACGGGCATGGGAGTTGTACAACTACTGGAAGCCGGATGCCCTGATTGTGGAAGCCAAGGCGGCAGGCACCCCCCTGATATTCGAACTGAGGGCCATGGGTATTCCCGTATCGGAATACACCCCGTCACGCGGTAATGATAAAGTTGCCCGTGTAAACGCCATTGCTGATCTCTTCTCCAGTGGCAGGATATGGCGACCCAACACCCGTTTTGCGGAGGAAGTGGTTGAGGAATTTGCGTCTTTTCCTGCCGGAGAGCATGATGACTATGTGGACTCAGGGACGCAGGCTCTCCTACGCTACCGCAAGGGAGGGTTCATCTCTCTCCAGTCTGATTACAAGGATCAGCCAGTCTACAAACGAAAGACTTCCTACTACTGAGGATTTAAACGATGAAGAACAAAACTGCTAAGAGCGAGAAGATGGAGGCTCCGAAGAGCCGCAAGCAGCCGAAGGATGCCCTGAAGGGCAAGATGAGTGGCCTCGGCAAGCCGGTGATGGTCGGTGGTGCCATGCGTCCGAAGAAGATGTTCGGCGGCAAGATGACCATGGGTACCTCTGGTACCGCTCGTGGTATGGGTGCTGCCGTGAAGGGCGGCAAGTTCCGCGACCTGTAAGGAGAGAGAGATGGCGGTTGATCGCGCTTTGATGCCCTTCCCCACGGGAGGGATGTCGATGGAAGTGGCGGTCGGTTCGCCGTCTGAATCCATCGTTGTGGAGTTGCCGGACGGTGGGGTGGAGATCAGTCTTTCCCCGGAACCTGCTCCTGAGCCGGGTCACAACGAGAACCTTGCGGAGTTCATCCCCGATCAGGTGTTGAACAACATCGGGAACGATCTTGCGACCTTGTACGAAGCAGACAAGGATTCTCGCAAGGAATGGGAAACGACCTACATCAAGGGTCTTGATCTCCTAGGTCTGAAGATTGAGGACCGTACACAGCCATGGGAGGGAGCCTGTGGTGTGTTTCACCCCATGCTCTCTGAGGCGATTGTCCGGTTCCAAGCCCAGACCATCCAAGAGATCTTCCCTGCCAAAGGACCGGTACAGACCAAGATCCTTGGTGAATCCACCAAAGAGCGCATCGATCAGGCTCAAAGAGTTCAGGAATACCTGAACTATCTTCTGACGGAAAAGATGAGCGAATATCGCTCAGAGACGGAGAAGATGCTCTTCTCGTTGGCACTCTCCGGTGCAGCGTTCCGCAAGGTCTACTTCGATCCTTCACTCGGTAGACCCGCTTCGAACTTCGTTCCAGCAGAGGATTTCGTGGTTTCTTACGGAGCCAGCGATCTCATCAACTGTGAACGCGCTACCCATTTGATGAAGAAGACCTACAACGAGATCAGGAAGTTGCAGGTCTCCGGGTTCTATTCTGATATCTCCCTCCCTCCTCCGGTGCCTGACACGAGTCAGATCCAGAAGTCCTACGACAAACTGAACGGTGAGTCGAAGGGCATGGAACTTGATTCGCGCTACACCCTTCTGGAGATGGTGGTCGATTACGACCTGCCCGGATTCGAAGACACCGACGAAAACGGTGAACCCACCGGAATCGCGCTTCCCTATGTCATCACGGTAGACAAGTCTTCCCGTCAGATCCTTGCCATCCGCAGGAACTGGTACGAAGACGACCCGCTCAAGAAGCGCCGTCAGCACTTCGTTCAGTACACCTACATCCCCGGACTTGGCTTCTATGGGTTTGGGCTTGTCCATTTGGTGGGTGGACTCGCAAAGTCTTCGACATCCATCCTCCGTCAGTTGGTGGATGCCGGAACCCTCTCCAACCTTCCGGGTGGACTCAAGACCCGTGGTCTGAGAATCAAAGGAGACGATACGCCCATCATGCCGGGAGAGTTCCGGGATGTGGATATTCCGTCCGGAACCCTGAGGGAGAACATCACCTTCCTCCCCTACAAGGAACCCTCGGGTACCCTGTATCAGTTGCTTGGAAACATCGTGGACGAAGGCCGCAGGTTTGCCTCTCAGGCGGACATGAAGGTCGCGGACATGAACGGCGAGGCTCCTGTCGGAACTACCTTGGCAATCATCGAAAGGTCGATGAAGGTCATGTCTGCCGTTCAGGCGCGTTTACACGCCTCGATGAAGAAGGAACTGAAACTTCTTTCTCAGTTGGTCTATGACTACGGCCCCAGCGAGTACCCCTACGACATCCCCGGTAAGAAACTGACCAAGGAAGATTTCGATGATCGCATCGATATCATCCCTGTTTCAGATCCCAACGCCGGAACCATGGCGCAGCGGATCATGAAGTATCAGGCCGCGCTCCAGTTAGCGGCTCAGGCACCCCAGTTGTATGACCTGCCCCTTCTGCATCGTCAGATGATCGAGGCTCTTGGGATAGCGGATTCGCAGGAAGTCCTCCCGGATAAGGCCAATATCCCCATCACAGACCCTGTGACGGAGAACATGAACGCCTTGCAGATGAAGCCCATCAAGGCTTTCATCTATCAGGACCACGAGGCCCATATACAAGTACACATGTCATTCATGCAGGATCCCCGTCTACAGGGGATGCTCCAGCAAAACCCGCAGGCGGCTCAGGCTTTGCAGGCCGGTATCGCAGCCCATGTGGCGGAACACTTGGGTTTTGCTTACCGTCAGCAGATCGAAAAGCAACTTGGGGTCAAACTGCCTCCTCCGGGGGAACCTCTCCCAGAGGATATCGAGTACCGCATCTCTGGTCTTGTGGCCCCGGCAGCGGCTCAGGTATTGGGCAAAGCCCAGCAGGAAGCCCAGATGCAGCAGCAACAGCAGCAGCAACAGGATCCTATCCTCCAGATGGAGATACAGAAACTCCAACTCCAAGCGCAGGAGATCCAGCAGAAGGCCCAGTCCGACATGGCGAAAATCCAAGCGGATATGCAGAAGGCCCAGATGCGGATGGAGACAGAACAGAACCGTATCAAGACCCAAGAGCGTATCGAAGGTGCGCGTCTTGGCGTACAGATCGCCGCAACCAATACCCAGAACGAACTCCAGAGCAAGGAAATTGCCTCAAAGGACAAGATCGAGGGTGCCAAGTTGGGGGTCGAAATCGCCAGAAACATGCTTTCCGCCCAGCAGCGTGAGCAAGAAATGAGGGATTCAAATGCAAACCGCAAGCAATAACCTCGCGGAATTCCTGAGAAAATCCCTCAGGCAGCAGATGAATGAACTCGCTGATCACATCGCCGGGGGAGGCTGTGCCGACTTCCCGGAATACAAGAGATGCTGTGGTGTCGTCGAGGGTCTCGCCCGTGCAGAGCGAGAACTACTTGACCTCACGAATCAAATTGACGATGATTAAACAAGTTATCAACTTCGCTGTGTAAACAGTGCAACCACCCCACATGGGGCGCAAACGCCGGAAGGTGCTTTAAACATGTCCAAGAAAGACGACGAAAAGGTCGCAAGTCAGTTACCCAAGCCTAGTGGGTACAAAATCCTCATCGCCCTGCCCAACCCGGAAGAGAAGACAGAAGGTGGAATCCTCAAGGCTTCTCAGACACTTGAGTCTGAAGAGATTGGGAGCATCGTTGGTTTCGTCATCTCGATGGGACCGGATGCTTACAAGTCCACTGATCGTTTCCCTTCTGGCCCCTACTGTAAGGAAGGGGACTGGATCATGATGCGTTCCTATTCGGGAACCCGCTTCAAGGTCCATGGGAAAGAGTTCCGACTGATCAACGACGATAGCGTTGAAGCCATCGTTGAAGATCCGCGTGGAGTGGTCAAGGTATGAGCGCAGAAACATCGCAGATGTCCCGAGAGGACAAGTTCTTCGGGGTGGAAACTCCGTTGCAGATGCCCGTCAAGGAAGAGGTCAAATCTTCCCCGGAACCTGAAATCGAACTCGACATCGTTGACGACATCCCCAAGCAGCCGGTTAAACAGGCTGAGAAGGAAGACGACGAAGAGTTGTCGGATTACAGCGACAAGGTCCGCAAGCGGATCAACAAACTCAAGTACGAGCAGCACGAAGCGCACCGTCAGCGGGAAGCCGCAGAGCGGATGCGTGAAGAGGCTGTCAAGTTCGCGCAGCAGTTGGCTGCTAAGAACCAGCAGTACGAGTCGCTGATCCAGCGCGGCGAAGGTGCCTTGGTCTCACAGATCAAGGCCCGTGCATCGTTGGCTCTTGATCAGGCCAAGTCCCTGTACAAGGAAGCCTACGAAGCCGGTGATTCCCAGAGAATCATCGACGCTCAGGAGAAACTTCTCAACGCGCAGACGGAAGTCCGCGAGGCAGAGAAGCATGAGCGCGTCCTTCAGAACCGTCGCCCTCAGCAGGCACAGCAGCCGGTTCAGCAGCCCGTTCAGCAGCAGGCTTACCAGCCTCCGCAGCCGAGCAGCAAGGCCATAGAGTGGACCAAGGGCAACCCATGGTTCGGTCCCAATGGGAACCGTGCCATGACCGCTCTGGCCTATGGAGTACATGAGACGCTCGTCCGGGAACAAGGCGTACAGCCCGACACCGACGAGTACTATCAGAAGATCGATGCCGCCATGCGGCAACGATTCCCAGACTACTTTGAGAAGGATGAAGATGTCCAAGTGACATCTGCACCGGCTCAACGCACCCCTTCCACCGTGGTAGCCCCGTCGAATCGGAACAATGGCTCAAGACCACGCAAAATACAGTTGACTGCTACACAAGTCGCCCTCGCAAAGCGAATTGGCCTTACCCCCGAGCAGTATGCCAAACAGGTCATCAAGGAGACTTCAAATGGCTGAAGAGCGCAAAATCCGTATCGACCGTGCAACCGAAGCCCGTCCTAACGACACTTGGTTGCCGCAATCCGCACTACCGGTCCCGGAACAGAAAGATGGTTGGGTGTTCCGCTGGATTCGCACCTCTTCTCTGGGGCGTTCGGATAACACGAATGTCTCGCGCCAGATGCGTGAAGGCTGGGAGCCTGTGAAGGCAGAGGATCATCCTGAGTTGAAGATCATGTCTGACCTCAACTCCCAGTTCAAAGGCAATGTTGAAGTGGGTGGCTTGCTCCTTTGCAAGGCTCCCCTTGAGAAGATGCTGCAACGCCAGAAGTACTTCCAAGAAGTTTCTGACCGACAGATCGATGGTGTGGACCGCAGTTATCTGCGGGAGAATGATC